TTTAGTTGATAGTATAATTAAAGAATAATCGTTTTTGTAAAAATGGCAAGTTCTGACGGTGGTTCTTACTCAAGTGACGCATCTATACCTCTAAATGATTTTCAAGCATTGCTTGATAGGTTAGAAGGTTCTAAAAAGCGTCAGCAACGCCAAAAATCTGTAGAAGGTCGTCGTGACATCTACAGCCAAGGTCTTGCTTCCATGATGAGCAACTTCTAGTAGCCTTAGTTAACACTTTTATTTAAAGGAAAATCATGGTCGTCGGTGCAACAACTCCTGCTTCAGGAATAGATGATACCTATGCAAATGACGACTGGTTTGATATTGACCAGTATAAAAAGGCAGCGCAAGTTGCCTATGATTTTTCTTTAGGTAAGATGGAAAAAGCTGGCGACGAAGAAAGAGAAACAATTGGAAAAGGCGCAAGTGAGCAAAGATCAACTAATCGACAGCAACAAACCTTCTCTGAAAAAGACGAAGAGCGCGATTATAAGCAAGCCCAAAAGGGATATCGATTCTGATATAAACGTCCAGTCTTTTACTATTTGGCTGGATAATTTAGACTCTGCTTCCAGAGAATCGTTTAATGCCTTTGCTGAAGATACTTTTTCGCCTATTCAAGTTTATATCTATGCCAAGTTCCTTGGTTATGACGGCAGTATTATCTGTGTAGATGATTGGGTGGCAAAGGTTTATCCAAAGCCTGATCATCTAAAAGTCTTGCTGTATGAAATCGAACAGATGCAGGAAGACGTACGTAAATTACGTTTAGATATTGAAAACTATACTGTCAAGCGTGATGCTGGTGTAGCACGTATTGCACAGATGCAGAAAGAAATCCGTGGAACAATTGCACAAGTAGATGCATTTGTTTCTTCTAAGGACAGGAAGGGGCTGCTCCTTGCGGGAGCAGATCGAGCTATCCGTGAACTTAACTCAGTATTTAAAGATGATCCTATTGAAGGACCATTACAAGAAGCAGCAATGTCTGTCTGGGCTAGAATTCAATTTGAAGATTAATTTTTCAAATGTTGAATCCTGAGCAACAAAATAATAGTCCGTTTGATAAACAAGATATTCAACAAATGCTTCTGGATCTTGAGCGTAATCGTGAGCTAAGTGCACAAGGACTTAACTCCCCTGATGTAGAAGGTCAAAACATTGAGTTATTTCAACAGTTACTAAATCAAAAAACAGAAGAAGAAAATGGATAATGTAAAAGTACCTTTAGAGCTACTGGAATATTATAAAAAGAAAGCAGCTTCAGAGGCGGGTGTACAAGCAGAAGAATTAGCTACAAAAGGTTTAAAGGCATCACGTGCAGCTAAAAAGCATAAAGGCAAAAAGTAGAGTACTATTTAACTTACGTACCTAACAGATATTGTGCCTTCTCATCTTCATCTTGCTTATCGCAGGAATGCTAAAGCTGCTGCAGCCAACCATCGCATTCGCAAGACAGATCAGGAGGATATTTTTGAGAGAGCCAGAGAAGACTTTGGCTTCTTTTGTGAATATGTAGCGGATAAAAAACCAGCAGCACATCATCTTGAATGGCACAAACAACTGGTAACCAATCAAGATAGCTCGTGTCTTACAGCTATCGCTGGCCCTAACATCGACTTACTAGGACCCAGGGGGTCCGCTAAATCAACTGTACTAGGTTTATATACGGCATGGGCCATTGGTATCCACACGATGGCTAAGAAGCCACTACAGATCCTTTACCTAAGTTATACGGTTGATATTGCAAGATCAAAATCAGCAACGATTAAAAGGATCATTGAATCAAAGAAATATCAAAATGTTTTCCCTAAAGTCAAATTACTGAAAAATGTAACCTCGAATGAGTACTGGTCGATTGATCATAAGTTTGCAGGTATTGATACCACAGGTGAAGAGCAGTTCACTTTATGTGCAGCTGGCCTAAAAGGTTCAGTGACATCTAAACGTTCTCATTTGGTTGTCATTGATGACCCTGTGAAATCTGCTGCAGATATTGGTAACCCTGATATCCGTAAGATGATGCAGGATAACTGGAATGCAGTTATTGCACCAACGATGTTTGAAGGAGCCAGGGCAATCTGTCTTGGTACCAGATTCCGACATGATGATATACATGCAACAACTTTCAGTCCACAGAATAATTGGATGCAAATTGTGTTGTCAGCAATTTTAAATGATGAAGAAACAGGTGAAGAGGTTTCGTATTGGCCAGAGATGTGGTCACTATCTTATCTAAAAGAAAAGAAACGACAAGCACCAATTGCTTTTAGTTTTCAATACATGAATCAAATCATTAGGCAGAATGAGCTATCTCTTGCACCTGAACTTTTAGTTAAAGCAGAAATTGCAACTGAATTTGATTGCCTAGGTATTGGTGTTGACTTATCAGCAGGCATTAAAGAAAAGAATGATTACACGGTTATGGTCCTGGGCGGACGCATTGGAGACAAGATTCATATTATCGATTACCGTCGAATTCGTGTCATGGGTAATTTAGAAAAGTTAGATGCATTAAAAGAATTATTAAATGACTGGTCAATCATTGGTAAACAAGCAGACGGTCTTTGGTTCCCTACTTACAATACATGTGACATTTGGTCAGAAGCTGTGCAGTATCAGGCATCTCTGGAAGCAGACTTTAGACGTGTTTGTTTAACTGAAGAGAATCTTTATAACTTAATTTGGCATCCGGTCAAGGGTTTCCGTGCAGATAAGCTGGCACGTTTCCGTGGAATCATGGGAATGTTTGAAGATCGTAAAATTGTTTTCAATCGATACCGTAATTTTACGAACATGTTTGAAGAACTAACTAATTTTGGTGTTAGCTCCCATGATGATTGTGTAGACGCATTAGTATGGTTAGTAACTGGCCTTATGAAACGCGGCAAGTTACAACTAGATTATTAATGGAACACTTAATCGCAGTTTTAATAGCAGGCGTTACAGGAGTAGGCTGGGGAGCAGGTAAAGTTTTTGCACGTTTACGTACTCTTGAAGATCGTATCGATAGATTCCCAATTGAATACGTTTTAAAACAAGACTATATCCGAGAGATGGAGAAATTAAATCGTGAGTTTGATAGTATAAATGATAAGCTTGACAAATTAATTGAAAAGGTTTTGACAAGATGAGTTATTTCATTGAGTTAGAAGAAGACGATAACGGGGATCTTTGTTTTCAGATCCCAGAAGAGGTTATTGAAACCCTTGATTGGCAAGAAGGACAACTGTTGACATGGGATTTAAAAGGCAATGGAATTATTATTTCGGCGTTAGATGATACTTCAGGTTATGAACCCTTAGAATAGTTCATAATAGTTATAAAAGTTATGCGTAGATATATTCAGCAACCAGGGCAACTAGGTGTTCAAGGTGGAACTATTGGCAATGCAGGTTACCTTGCACAGATGCCACCAGCTATTAATCCTGCGGCACATAGAGGTGCACAGAAGGGAGCAAAAATTTACAATAAAGGAGTAAACACAGAGAATCCATATGAGAAAAAAACTTTTTTAGATAGGACCGGACCACAGCTTCCACCTATGGCCAGGATGGATGGACAGCGGCCTACAAGCTTAGGTCAAGTTAATGATGCTTTTTATGAGCAACAGCAAAGGGAGCAGTTACAAGCATTAATAGAACAGCAAGAAACCCAGTTAAATAATGGGCTTTATGGCGGCGGCCAATATGGTCAAGCCGATCAATTTCCAGCAACAGGTGCTGGCTTCCAAGCAAAGTACGTAAGCTGAAATGGAACTAGCAGGTAAGTGGTTACAAGAAGCACCACCTAAAAAACGTGATTATCGAGGTGTACCTATCTATCAAACAGAAGGGAACGTTAGATCTGCACGTCCACCGCGTAATGCATCATCTTCGTTCTTCGCGTCTCCTGGAAGAAAAGGTTCAGGTTTTGCAAACATTGACACATCAAGACAGTTCTAATGGCACAAGACGATTCCAAATATACAAAGCCAGGATTGCGCGAACGGATTAAAGATCGTGTAATGAAAGGAACTAAAGGCGGTAAGTCTGGTCAGTGGAGCGCCAGAAAAAGCCAGCTTCTTGCTGCTGAATATAAAAAAGCAGGAGGAGGTTATAAAGGGGGTAAAGGAAAAGAACAAAAAAAATTGGATAAATGGACTAAGGAAGAATGGGGAACTAAGGATGACTACGAAAAAGGGCGTAAAGCTGCTAAGGTAGCCAAAAGAGTTAAAGAAAAGCGTGGATAAAAAAAAATGCAGTAAGTGCAAAAAAGAAAAATCTTTAATGGAGTTTAGGTCAAGAGGGGGAAAGCATAAGCACTTATTAAAAAGTCAATGCAATAAGTGCCTTAAAGCACAACACAAAGAATGGTGCAAGAAAAATCCAGAACGAGTAGCACAATACAGGGCAAACGAGGATTCTTTGTACAAACGTTGCCGACGAAGAAATATAAACGTTGAAACTTTTTTTAAAGTATTTGAAGATCAGTCTTATAAATGCAAAATTTGTAGTGCACCGATTACACTAGAAAATAGCGCAATTGACCACAATCACGATACTGGTGAATTCCGTGGTGTACTCTGTAAAAACTGCAATCGTGCTTTAGGTTTATTTAAAGACAGTCCAGAAACTTTAAAAAAAGCAGCTATTTATTTAGAGACAGAAGGTCATTATGGCTGAACGCGCAAGACAATCAGATGGTACCACCAAACGGTATTTACCCAAGAAAGCATGGGCTTCTCTTTCCAAAGAAGAAAGGGAAGATACTGATCGAAAGAAACGAGAGGGATCTCGTAAAGGCAAACAATTTGTCAAGAATACGGAGAAAGCAAAAAAGGCTGGTAAAGCTGCTAGAATGTATAAATCAAAATCTGGGAAATAATGTCTGAAGTAACTGGCCGTATTAAAGAGATTATTGACTCCTACATCGAGCGCGATGGTGGACAGTATGTAGATACGGGTATTGTTGCTAGTCATATTGCACAGATGAAGCTCTTTGGTATTCGCCAAGGTGTTGAGTTTTTTCCAGCGCAAGACAACTTCGGTAATCAACGAAAGGACTTTATTAGCAAAGTAGTTAAATACAATAAATTAGATACAAGACTTGACTCGATCTGGGATTATTTTCTCTGTGATGGAAAAGGGATTTTCTACATTAGACCTACTCAAAATAATTATCGTCTCTATTATTTCCGTAGTCATGAGTATCGTTCTTATTACAATGTAGACGGTGAGCTAGAAGAAGTCGTAATCATCTATAGCTATAAGGTTAAGACTGGTAAGGGCAACATGTACCAGGATATAGGTATTGGTGGTATGGATTCTTTACAGGGTGCTACCCCTGGAGATACCCCTGGACAGAAACGTTATATCCGTTTATCTATTAAAGCTAATACAATTGAAGAGACTCATTCAGAAGGCGAGATGTCTTTTGATAATGTCAATACAGTATTACCAGGAAAGACAAAGAAGTTTCCTAATCAATTACGCTTTATTCCTTGTGTAGAGATCTTTAATAACCCTAAGGGTTTCACCATGGATGGCAGTGGTGAATTTGATCAGATGGCAAATCATATTGTTGCTCATGATGATCTTGTGCGCAACATGAAAAAGAACTTACAGTTCTTTGGTAATCCTACGTTGCTGTCGTCTAGACCTAAGACAGATTTAATGGAGCCAGGTAATTCAGACTCTGGTCCACAACGTCCTTCTATTGCAGCGAACTCTGGTTTTACCAGTATGGCACCGTTATCACGGTCCACTTTTAAACAAGATCCAATCACACGGGGACTTGATGGTCAGATGCGTGTACCACGGGTCATTGCAAATCTTGAGCCTAATGATCGAGTTGGTTACATTGTTCCTGATGCAATCTCTGGTGACCAGAATGCTTTTGTACGTCAGTTTAGAGAAGAGATTCTAACTTCTTTAGGTGGTGTTGATGAGCTATCAATTTCTGCTGGCGTGACTGCAACTGAGTATAAATCACTATTCGGACGTGTTGCTGCAACAAGCAAGAAAAAAGCTAATTCTATTTACACGCATGGTATCTGTCGTTGTTTAGAACTAATTATTTATCAAGAAGAACAGCTATTTAAAGACACCTTGGCTGCAGCTGCAAAGTTTGAAAAGCCTGTAGCGCCATCGGAAAACCCTGGG